GCTGCCTGCTCAGGCGGCAGTTCTTTTTGTTCCACAATGAACTCACGTGCTCGCATCAGTAGCCTTTGAACCCCTGCATGGGGCTTGTGGTGTTCACTGCTGGGTGTTCTTCCGAGTCCATGTCACCGTGATTTAAATCTGTATAGTTTGCACCAGCGGCTTTGAAAGCCTGCTTGAGCATTTGTTGTTCGATTTCAGTATAAGGAAATGCCGCACGTTTTTTGCCTATCCAACTTTTGCTGTCCATTTTGATAGGTGCATCGCTTCCGTCGGCCATGGCCACAGCCATCATCACACGATTAAGAGTATAATCACTGCTGGTGCGTTCTGCATCACTAAACAAATTAAGGCCCACAGTAGCAACTTGTCTACGTTTGCCTATTGTACCATCTTGTTCTGTGATAAACTCTTGTGCTCGCATTGTTAAGGAGTGCTTCCGTAACCGATCACACCTGATTGTGCAGAACTTGCTGTGCCCAATGCACGAGCAGTAAATGTAGTTCCAACTATAATAAGATAATTTCCTGCACCAACATAAGACTCCTGTGCTGTTCCAGCAGGAACTCTAACTACATTGGCATATAAATTACCTTGAGCAGGATTAGTACCTAGTGCAGTGGCAAATACCTGAAAGGTAACATCATTGGTGACAGCAACAAATTCTACTTTGTCTGTTGTCCATAATACATTGCCTGCGGTGTTAACAACTTGAGTGGTCATTACTTTTTATCCTGGTTAGGTTGCGACACTACTGGTTGGAACAACTCACGTGTTTGATGCAACACTCCAGGAATTTCCACTGGTTGTTGCTTGTACCCACTCACAGCAGGACTGTGAGGGTTCTGCTGTGTGGGCGTGTTCAAGTTTTCGTTATAAGGCTTGTATACCATGTTATTACCCCTTGTAGGCTTTCCACGAATTTGTTAAAGCAAAAATACTTTCTTCAACTTTTTTTTCTTTTTTGTCATCAACAGCTTTCTTGAAAGGTTCTTTCTTGTCGCCATCGTCTAAAAAATCAGGTTTCTTGGCTTCCTTAATACCAGCAATGTCGCGCATGCGTTGCAAGTCTGCTTCGTATGTGTGTTGACGTTCTTCTTGACTGGCCAAGACTGGCACAGTTGATTGACCAGTTGACTTGGGACCGTTTAGACCGCCACTGTACATCATGGCATCTTCTGTGCCTTCTTCTTCTGTGGGCCAATCAGGAGCATTCTCGTCAATCTCTTTTTCAATGTCACCACATCCGCAATCACCGCTGCCGCAGGTTGGGCAAAAGGTTTTGCCGCCCATGTAGCTGCCTTCTTCTCCACCACCGCCAAGACCTGCGTTTTTCAACAGCATGCCTAATTTAAGTGCATCTTCGTCAGACGCTGTGATGGTCAGGCTCTTGCCGCCTTCGGTAGAATCGCTCATGTTCACGCTCATTGATTCAGCAATCATGGCTTCAAGATCACGATTGATTGAATCATAAATGCCTTTGCCAAACCCAAAGCCACTAGACGCTGTTGGTGTTCCAGTGCCGCCTGCTTCCTCAGTTTTTTCTTTCTTCTTGGCTTCAGGCTTTTTCTTTTCAGGCAAGCCTTTGTGCTTGGTAGACGCAAAATCTTCTGCATCTGACTTCTTCATTGTCTTGGCAACCTTGGCAACTTCTTTGCTAGGAGCTTTTTCGCCTTTTTGTGTTGCATGAACCATGCCCATGAACTTTTGTTGCTTTTTGCTAGTTGCTTTTTCGTCAACTTGCTCGGCGCCATCAGCTGCTTTGCTAACTTTATAGCCGGCTTTCTTTAAGAGAGTCATTGCGGCTTTGAGGTCGCCGCCTTCTTCTTTAAGGCCATATTCTGGACCTGTAGCAGTTCCTCCCACAGCCTGCGCCATTGGTCGCATACCAGCTGTGTTCATAGACTGAGTTTGTTTTAGTCTCTGTGGATTTTTCTTTGCAAACGCTATCAATTGACGAGCTGTGTTTTCATCGTAAGTTTCAACACTTCCCGCGTCTGGATCAACTTCAGCACCGTTCATGGCAGCAATTTGATCAATCAATGTGTCATCTAAGATAGCAAAGGTCTGTTTCATTCCCCCGCCTTCGTTGGTTTTCTTGCTTTGAAATCTTGTACGATCAACTTTGCGACTCTTGGCAGTCACACGCTCTTGTGCTGGCCCCCCAGCTTTCTTAGGACGACCACGTCCGCGCTTTTCTCCGTCTGCTGGCATGTCGTCATCGGCACCAACGCTGATACCAGCAGGATCAACTCTTCGAGTTACCTTGCGGCCTGTGGCTGTGTGTTCAATATCGTGTTTGTGACCTCGCTCGATACTGCCAACTTTTGGTTTGTCAACGCCGCCAGCACGTGGCTTCTTGTAGTTGGTAAATGGATTGTCATCATCTTCTTCAGTAGTTTTTTGCTTGGCGCCTTTGCGCAACATAGCAAAGTCGTTGGCGTCTAGTTTGCCGTTGTCATTCTTGTCTAGCTTCTTTTGACCACCACTGAGTGCTGACTTCATAGCTTCGGCAGCAACGTCGCCTAGCATTTCGTCAACTTCTTTTTTGGCGCCTGCAATTTTGTCGGCAAAAGTAATTTTGTCCTTGGGTTCGGCAAGGGCAGCAAAGCTCTTGGCCTTGGCTGGATTCATTTTTTCTTTAACTTGCTTGGGATTTGGTTCTGCACCTGGCTTCATACCAGTTTGTGGCACACCCATCTTGCGTTGTAGGTCACGCATCATATCAGCATCGTTGCCATGTCCAACTTTGTCTAGCACAGCGCCGCCAACTTTCTTGGCCATGCTGCCAACTTTACGAGCCATGTCGCCCATGCCTTCGTCTACTTCTTTGTTGTCATACTTGTCGTATTTGTTGCGAACTGGATCAAGGGCTTTGCCTTCACGTCCGGCCTTGGCCAATGCTTCCATACCTTGCTTGCCGTACTTTTCATAGCCCTTGGCAGCACGACTCATGTCACGTTCGTTGAGTTGACCGTGTGTGGTTTCTGGTTTCTCACGAATAGCATCGAGAGTTTTGTTTAAGTTGTAAAAAAATGTCATTTCAATTATCCTCTTGGGTTGGCGCCGGTAGCGGGCTTGGGTTGACGCTTGATGTTGGTCATGGGGCTCTTGTTGCCCTGGGGAATCTCATTTGTAGTTTTAGCAGGCGGAGTCTTTCCTCCAGCAATGGTAAAATCACTACGGTAAGCATTTTTCAACACAGCATGATCATACGGACCAGTTGAGTAGTCTTTTTTCAGTGCTCGCTGAGCAGCATCAGGTGCTGGGTAGTCTGTGTCAGCTAACAGGTCTTTGTTTTCAGATTCAATCTTGTCTGCTTCGTCAACCAAGCCATCAACATGAGCTTGCGTTTGCATCACAATAAGATTGGGGTCGCCACCTAGCAATTGAAACAACTGTTTGATCTGCGGTTCAATAGCAGGATACTTAAAACTCACATCAAACATTGTCACAGCGTCATTTTGATGATTTGGAAAGTCTGTGAGAATTTTTTGTATGGGTGTGGTCTTGGCATCGCCCAACTTGGCTGGATCAAATTGATTCAACTTTTGTTTGAGTTCACGTACAAGGCCATCTGGAATGCGACCGCACATTTTGATACGATAGTCGTACGTGCGCTCGCTTTCTGCTAGATATTTGGCGAATGGTTTCATGTCAGGTTCCTGTTCAATATTTATTCTTTTTGCGTTTTTTGATTGTTAGCGCCTATAATACGATCAAGAAGTTCATTGCGACTCAGCACATGGCCTGTGCCAGGCTGTGCGGGTTTTTCTTCTGGATGTGCTTGATCTAGTCTGGCTTTTTTAAGTTGTAGATCAATCATTTTGAGTTTTTTATCCAACTTGGCTGTTTTGGCAGTGATTGCATGCCCTAGCATGTTGGATGCTACAGAAAAAATTTCTGATGCAAATCTTGAGTCCACTTGCATGCCTAGATCCATGAGATCTCGGTAGCTGCCTGTGGCCAGGCCGGCAAGTTCATCCATTTCTGTGTCAGTGGCGTCAAGCCCACGCACGGCCGGCAATGCACTGTCAATTTTATCAATTGCTTGATCAAGAGCCACAATGGTTTCTCTGTTGTTGGCCAAGTTAGGCACAGCATCAGTTATCTCTTGATCAGTAGGGGGTAAGTCAAAAAGTTCTTCTAGTTTGCGGGTCATACCATATTTATGGTATTACGCACGGCCATTGTGAAACATATCGTTTTCGGTTATGACTCTAAATGTGAGGCCTTGGCGGCGACACCACTTCATTGCAGAGTCCCATTTGGCATAGTTAATAGCAACCACAGCCCGGTCTCGACTGCTCATTTTGCTTTCTAGTACACTTTGTTTTTTGGGCTTGATTTCAATCAATTCTGCTTTGACTGTGTTGCCCCGGGTACGATAAGTGATAAGAAAATCTGGCACATATATTGTTTGTTTGCCAGTGAGTGGGTGTCGATAAGGAATTTGCACAGCTTCGCTAGCCCACTGCAATATGTGATCATTGGTATCACAAAAACGCATAAAACTGTGTTCCCAGCCTGAGCGATAGCGAGGCACACCGTTGCCCACGTATTTTTCTGGGTTAATGATTTGGTAAAAACCCTGTGCCCATCTGCTCATTGCAGTATATTTCTAGCAGCATAGACATTGGGAGTAACTGCAATACCCACTCCCAACAGTGTGGCTCTACTACGAATTTGATTGAGGTAGTAGGCCAGTTTGACGTTTAAGTTTACACCAGAAGTACCTTGAAATTCTTTTAACAAAGTCAAGGGCGAAATACCAGTGTCCTGAGACACTCTAAACAAGCTCACAGTAAAGTTACCTGCTGCCTGTTTGGTAGTCATTACACTCTCAAAATAGCTGTTGACTATGTCATATTCAGCCGCAGGTACATTGACATCATAGCTGTAAAACTGATCAAAAATTCTTACTGTTTGATCAATGTTGTAATTGGTAGTGTTAACTGAGCTCATCGTGTGTTGTTGTTGTTAAACGTAGGCGATGCTGTCTGTGGAGTCTTTTGCGGAGTGGGAATGTACACACCACCAGCTCGATTCATAACTTGTCTAGTGGCACCGGGAATAGACTGTATGATTTGATTTACACCAGCAGACACAGCTTCATTTTTGGCTAGGCTTGCAATATTTTTGCCTTTGAACGTGTTGGCCACTCGCATGGCCGTTTGGGCTGCGCCTATTAGGCCGCCAGGCCCGCCACTTTGTAAGTCACCTAGAATACCAATGCCTGCGTCCAATAAGCCGCCTTGACCAAAAATAGTAGAGTTGCCACCTGGTCGAGAAATAGGACTAAGTGTGGTGTCGTAGTGTGTTGGATCAGCAAATCCTTGAACATTGGTGTCGGGTCGTGCGCCACCCACTGCACCTGAATAGTATTTTACAGTTTCGTATTGAATGCTCACAGTGTGAGACATTGTTCCGTTACCTTGCGAGTAATCATATGTGTCATGATTCCAAGACTGTATTACTGGGTTGATAAGAACGTATTCAGCAAACTTGCGTTGATCTAGGCCATAGATTCTAATGTCGCTGAAAAAAGCTGGTTTGCCGCCTGAGTTGTTTGAGCCAGGTGCTGGTGTGCCATCTTGCCAGGCCTCGCCACTGTAACCCCAGTCTTTGACTTGCAACACATCACTGTAGATGTCTCTAGTGTTGTATCCAAACCCAGCTTGACGGTTTGCACTTGCGCCTACACTGCCATTGGTGTTGTTTGGGGCCAGATACTGTTGTGAAGGATCTTTGTAATAGTAAGAATAGTAGTAGTACCAAAGACGTCTAGCATTGTCACCACCATCGTCGTGAAACACCAGGTTCACAGGTTGGTACTCAATCTTTTTTTGTATAATGCGTTTGCGGTTATACTGATTGAGTACTTCAGTTTGTACTTGAAATTTTGGCAAGTCTACTGTTTTTACCAGTAGGCTTAACTTAGAGCTTTCGTTATTACCAAAAACCCCACGGAGATAAGGAATTTGTTCAGTGTTGATAGTAAAGCTGACATGATAGAGAAACTTGTACCTAGGCTTGAGTTCATAACTGTTGCTGGTAAAAGTTTTACTTGCGTGAGTGTAGTCACGCAAGGTATCATTGCCAATAAAGCCTTTGAGTATTTGGTTGCCAATACCAAATGGGCCGCCGCCATTGGCCATAAGTTATCCTTATTAGCTTTGGCCAGCGCCAGTCACAGTACCGTTGGCAGTTCTCAAAGCGTTGGCAATAGCAATGCCTACGCCAGAAGCTTGTCCAGTAGCACTTGGTACTTGGCTTGCATTATCATAAGCAATGGTCAAGTTAATTGTAACTGGAGCACTCTCACTATAGTTCAAAGCACCGTAGTCAGCACTCTTGAGATAACAACCATACAGTTCCCAAGTTTCTAGTACCACAGGTTCTGTTGCACCGTTACCACCGTCAAGTATCTCAACCTTGGTCAAGAACTTGTAATCAATACCTGATGCAGCAGAAGCCATTTCCAAAAAGTCCATTTGCTTTTGCAACTGTTCGCCAATCAAGGATGCTACCTTGCCGCTGGCATCGTCACGAATTTCGCATGTGGTGTCTGCCCATGATGGTTTGCCGGCCAACTTAACTGTGCTGTTGTAAATTGGTATAGCAATTTCTTCAAAGCTTAGGTTGGGTCGAGTAAAACTGATTACTTGTTTGGTTAGTTCGGTAGTGGGCTTCGAAATACCCAAGTTTTCAAACATCACTCTGAAGCGATATTTGAGTTTGGGCATCAACAGGCCTTGCGCGGACGCACTTTGGTCACTCGCCAAGGGTACTGTCATTTTGTTTAGTGATGCACTTGCCATTTGTTATCTCCTATATGTTTATTTACCTAAAAAGGTGACCGTATTTGGTCACCTCTTTTTTAGCCTGCTGCTCCACCAGAGATTTCGCCAGTGTTCTTAATACGCAATGGAATATAGATAAACTCCACAGCTTTCACTGGTTCAATAGCAATGTCAACCCAAAGCTCGTTACGATCAATACGTGCTGGTGTGTTATTGCTCAAATCGCAAACAACCAAGTAGTCATAAATTGCTCGTTTAGCAATCAAATCAATCATCAAACTGTCAACAGTGTTGGTGATTTCATTACGTGTGATTTGATCATTGGGTTCAAACAAGAACAATTTACCAATTTCTTCAAGTCGGCCACGCAAGAAGCAGATCTAACGTGCAACGTTGATTCGATCCAGTGCTGTGGTAACTGTGGTAGAAGTCTTGTTACCAAAGTTGGTGATACCAACACCTGGGATAAAGGTAATTGGGTTGACATTACGCTCATACAGGATGTCACGCACAGCTTGTCCAACGCTGAGTTGTTGGAACTCGCCAGTTGCAGAATCAATGTAGCCAATAGCTGTG